CACATACTTGACCCCGGTGTTGTCGTCTTTGATATCTTTGATCAAGCCTTTGATTACTTCATTGTCACTGTATGAATCAAGAAGATTTTCTAAGGTAAATTGTTGATCACCAGTGGTCTGTACAAGATTAATTAAACTGTCGGCTCGGACTCTGGGCTGTACATGTGTGTCGTGTGCTCGATTACGAAGAAACTCCAACGTGGTGATAAGATTGGCATCACCACGCCCTTCGGCTTCATCTTCCAGCATGTCGTCAATGTGATCTTCGACTATAATGTCACGAACTCGCATTAACGACGCTCTCTACCAATTTCGTTTGGTCCTGCAGCAGCATCAGTGGCCGCAAACTCATCTGTATCCATGTCACTGCCCATGTCAGGAGACATACCACCTAGGTCTGCTCCCATACCGCCTGGAGCTGCAACTGGAGGCATTGCGCCGCCCATGCCCATTGGTTGTGCCACTTGTTCACCGGCCAATTGTCTTGCTGCTGTGTCTGCTGCTTCACGTGCAGAACCCAGTTGCTCAACCATGTTGGCCAACAAAGCACCAACACTGGCCTTGAACTGATCTGCTTGTTCCATGCCAATTTGATCACGGATAGTGTCAAGCAAGGCAGGCATTTGCTCGTTTTGCATTTTGCTTACATCTTCTAGCATGTCTTGAATTGAATCAACCATGTCTTTGGCAGCCAGGATAGCTTGGCTTTTGCCCATTTCGCTTTCCATAATAAGCTGTTGCTTATTTTCTACCATCCAGCGATGCAGTCCTTCGCGCACCATTAGCAGTTCCATGTACTTGGGATTCTTTTCTGCCTGGTGTGCACCGTGGCTGCTCTTGATCTGATTTAGACTTTCTGTTAGTCCACGGGCCAATTTATAGGCTTTTGTAAAGTCCAAGTTGGCATAGTCAATCTTGATGCCAAAACGGCTTTCCATTACTTTATTAATTTTTTTAGCGGTAGGCTTGGTGCCCATTTCTGTTAATCTCATAGTGGTAGTTTCCCAAAGTTCAAGTATTTAGCCGAATTTAAAGTTTTTTTCAAAATATCTAAAAGATGGCGGCGCTGCGTCTTGGCATCAATACATCTATTTAACACCGCGGCAGATTTTACCAAATCACGATTCTTTGACAAAGTATACTCGTAGTGTACAATATCTGTGTCCAGTCTACCAATTTTGGTGTCTAAATCTAGCAAGTGCTGTGCTGCGTCAAATTTCTGTTTTATTTCGTTGATGCAATAAACTATAGCATTTATTTTTGATGTGAAGTTGTGTCGATGCTGACCGTCCAACTGCTCTACCCGCCAACATTGCTGATGTGTTCCGGTTATACGAAAATTTCCAACAAAAAACCCGTGAGTTCCAACAGGAATTACCACGGGTTGTGTTCTAAATCTTTTAAGTTCTTTTTCTGTCCAATTTTTTAAATGTTTTGTCCCTACATCTGCAAACACAGCTTGAGCATGTGCCAGATCAGATCTTTTTCCTGTAGTAGATTTTACCGTCTTCATTTTTTCTTAGTAGTACGTCTTTATTAACCAGGTGATTGGCAACCAATGTTTGTCTATGATCAAAGTGTTCTTTTGCAATAGTTGTACGATCATAAAACTGTCCCAATACGTCTGCTTCTTCGTTTGTTAATGGTACCTGTACTTTATTTAAGAGTTCTACAATTTTCATTTTTATTTTAGTATCAGCTGAACTAGTACCGTGATCAAACCAGTTGTTAATGCCACACCAAATGCTGTTCCTATACTGATAATTTGACCGCTGGTAGCACCAACAGTTTCTGCTTTGGTATCTGACAACTTTGTTCGTATGATAATAATGTGTTCTTCCAACGTACTCATACGATTTTCTAATTTATCTAGTTTATCTTCCAAGCTTCGGTATCTTTCAGCACACAAGTCCACGTGCGCACCAAGGTTGGTTCTTTCGCTCTCTGCCATTTTATTTCCATTCTTTTAGTTAAAGAGGGTTCTGTAGTGTTGCGTAAATGTGCCATAAGAGTTGCCTGAGTGTGCCGTGAATCAAATAGTATTTAAGTGAATTCTGCCAGTTTTAAAGTATATGTTTTTAATTGCTCCGTACGGGTAAAATATTGGCAGCATAAAACGTGCAGTTTCCTCAAGCCCACATATGATAGGCACCTGAGCAAAGTCTAGATCTAGGCCACCAACTGGATCATTGTTGTGCAAAAATACATCCTCAGACTCTACACCAAAACAAAATATCCATACACTGTGGTTACCCCTGTACATTTCGCCAAATCCACTGTTGTGATCTATTTCAAATTCTTTAACTATTGGACCTTCAATCAACTGTGGCTGCGACCTTAGACCAATAACCTGTAGTACTGTTTCCCAGTTGCGTTGCTGATTGCGCTCAAGTTCTTGCTCCGCCCGGTGTCTAGTAACTCCGGTAGCAGTAATGTCAACTAACGTAACTCCAGTGAAGAATTTCATATAGATATTTATAGCCAATAAAAAAGGCAGAACAAATCTGCCTTTGGTTTAAGTCATTGACTTAATTACGAAACTACAAAGCTTGTACCGTTGGTGACAGTTGCACTTGATAGATTTACAGCACCTTTCCTTGCACCAATTGCTTGTAGTGCTGTTTGTAATGCACTTGCGTCAGGTGCATTAACACCGTCACAGATCAAGCTGATTGCACCAGTAGTAGCATGAGAATAATATGCTAACACAGGTGGAAAAAGTTGAATGATTGCCTCAAATGCTTCGTTTGCTGCGTCATCCTCAGATGATAAGTTCAATGATGCCACAACATAAAGCGCAAGACTCTGCCCGACTTCGCTGTATTGAACACCATTTAACACACCAGTTGTACCTGCATACGCATATCCTGCGCTACGATCTATTCCAATTGCCATTATATTTCTCCTAAATTATTTGCGTTTTCCGCATGTTAATATTTATCCAAGTCATAAAAAAAGCAGACCAAAGTCTGCTTCTTTATATTGCTAGTTAGCAATTAGGCTATTTTGATACCGCCAGTTGATGTAACTGTTGCTAATGTCGGGAATACGTTACCGTATGCACCAATATTACCAGTAGAAACTGCTAAAGCACGAATAACAGATTGTAGACTTGTATCACTGTCCCAACCACTGCGCTCAACAATAACACTCAACTGAGCTGTTGCACCAACTGCGTCAACTTGGTATGCTAGTACAGAAGCGTTTGAAGAAACTACTTTTAGTAGTGTATCAACTGCGCCAGTAACACCTGCACCGCTTGGACCTTTTAGTTCGTTTGCTAGGTTAGCTGTAATACCTAGTGTTGTAATTTTAAATGCTGTGATTGGGCTTGCAATACCTGTGTTAATAACTTGTGCATTTGCATTTCTGGTATATCCATCACCAACATTAACTACTAATTGCGAATCACCGCTTACTCTCGTCACTCCAATTGCCATTATATTTCTCCTAAATTATTTGCGTTATACGCATGCAAGTATTTATACCAGTTAGCCATTTTTTGCAAAATTAGCCGCAGAAAACACTTCACGATCTACTATTTTTACTAGCCCACTAGGTGTAGGAAACACAAATCCTTCGCCAGCTGGCTGATTGTTTACATATTCTTCAATTCCTTGTACTTGTGGTGCCAGTTGCTTGGCTAGACTTTGTTTAAATGCATAAATGCTGTTCCATATTGCTTTTAATCCAGTGTACCCAGGACTTTCTACAATCTTGCCGTTGGCATCTTGTGCAAACAGTGTACCAGTCTGGTCATCTCCAGCCAAGGCTTGATATTGTTTCTGGCTCACGTTTGCAGCCAACCAGTCTGGCAGTGCTTCTCTAGTTTGCCCTGTGATAAATTTATTAAAGTATGTTTTAATTCTGTCTCTGGCACTTTGCGGAACAGTACTTAGTAACTGGTCAACCGCAGCACCGTATTTCTGTAGTGCGGCATCTGCAGCACGTTCTTGTTGTACCGGGGTTTTTAGCGTAAATCTATTTCCTGCAGTTGGACTTATAATTGCAACACCACCCGGGACTGTGGCCAATCCTCGACCATTCCATTGCACAGGTGTTGCGCCAGGTTCGGAGTAATATTGATGTACTACAACGCCACCTGCAGTCCCGGCTATTTGCTTACCTAACGGACTACCAACGGGGATACGATATTCTACCAGATTGGGCTTGAAAACAAACTTGCCTTGTACTGGCTGCAATTGCCCAGCGTACAACAAATCGCCCCAGTAAAACCCCGGGCCTTGAACTGCTGCATTTAATCCTGGCCATATCGCCGCCAATAAGTCATACAAGCTACCACGTAGATTTCCTGATGCTTTGTTGGCATCATAGGTCTGCCAATCTTGAACGCTCTTGGCCATTGACCCAGCGTCCCACATGTACTTGTCCATTACAGCCAGCTGACCGTCTGTGTCTCGGCCAAATATCAATGCAGGCTTACCATCCCATTTAATGGTCAAGTTATTTGGATTTGCTATGACTGCTTTTAGTCCAGCAACTTGTTGTGCAGCAGCAGCACTTCCGTTGAATATTGCATCTTCGGGGTGCGGAGTTCGAGGATCTGCTGCCTCAGTTAACATGTTGATAAAATCTAGTATCATTGGGCAAATTTGTCTGAATATGTTCTGAACCATGCTGCGGTCCCTGGGGCAGGCGCAGATTCAGGCAATTCTATATTGCTTTTGGCCAGTGTTTCTCTAGCAGCAGCAATCAATTGATTGTAGTCCGGTCGTTTACTGACCACGTCAACGATATCATCGGCACTGTTAAGTTTTGCTACAGGGATGCCGGTTACCTTGCTCAGGGTAGCAGGGCTCTTGCCATTTTCTACAGTTGCGTTAGTGGCACGATCTACCAACCCATTCTTATAGCTCCATTTTAGAGCAGGATTCAATGCATTCACAATGCTGGCTAGAATAACGTGTCTGCTCATACCAGTCAACTTGCTGCCTTCAGCAGCTCCGCTCATGCTAAATGCCTGCCAGACAGGTTCTCCAAACATCAAGTCAGATTGCACATATCCGTTGGCAGGATCACCTGCTATGGGAGTTAAAATATGTACACTGTCTCCAGATTTTTTAATAGAGCTTTTGTCAATTCCGTTAGTCAACAATGTCTGTATTAATACATCTTTGTCTATTTTACTGGCATCTACTGCTAGATCTAAATCTCCAGAACTGGACTTACGTCCAGTTGTGCCTAACCAAGCCTGCTCCGGAAAAGGCAATCCTGTAACAGATTCTACCCATTTAATTGTTGCTGGTACGTCTTCACGATTAATACGTTGTGTCAGTGACTCGCCGTCTTTGCTTTTAAAAACATTTCCACCTTCATTGACTATCATTTTTGAATCTCCTAACACCACGTGCAAATTTTGCTGGATCCTGCGCTCTAATACTGTTGAGTAGCCTACGCTCTAGCTCTGCTGCTTGCTCGGCATCGTAGTTTTCCTTGATATAATTGATCAAGTTTATAGCGCCTGATATCACATGACTAGCACGACTTTCCACAAGATTTTCCCTGTCTTTGACCACAGGCATATGGGCTAATTCATCAAGTATGCTACGTGTTCGCTTCTGCAAGATTTACTCCAATATCATTTATTTATTTGCATCTGCCCAAACAGCATGCAGGCTATACCAATGATATCTGTCACAGTACTCGTCTACCAGGAAAATAATCTTTGCGATGTCCCGTCCTATCTAGATCTGTTGTCATGCAATGTATACCGTTGTCCCAAAAATTATGGTGTCTATTAGAAAC